GCAGTAAACAGAAACTTTTGGAGGTCGCCGTTACGATCCTCGGAAAGCTCCCAGAACTGGTCGCCTTGCAGATACTCTGTGTACGGTCGCCACCGATCATCGTCGGTGTACTCGCCACGGTCGTATGGGCTTGATGGTATCCACTTCAGGCTAATCGTTTCGCAACCGCTGCGGCAGCAACCGCATCCTGGACTCCATTTGATTGCCATTACTTGGGAATCTCCTTGGGAATGACAATCGGAGCGACTTGCTCATCAAAGGTTTCCTGCGTGTCAGGCACTAGTGTATCTGTCGAGTCGATCCACCCGAACGTACACCAATTCAGCACTGCCTGGCTTGTGTCGTTGGTCAGCATGACAAGCATCGGGCATCCCGCAGCGGTGAACGGAGCCCCAGCTTCCTGCTTCGTGCGAGCGGAAACAAACCAAGCATTCTTTTGCGTCACCGTCGTGTTTGCCGCAATGTCGGTGTACGGTTGGCTGACTGGATCTTGTTCTGGAAACTTCGGAGGAACGTCTGGAAACGGAGTGTAGAAAGCGTAAAGCAAACAGCGATGAAGCAATCCCGATGTCGGTCCCGTTGCCCACGTCACTGTATCGCCAGATACAGAAGAAACCTCGAGCAATTCGTATTGCTCATCTCGATTGATAGCGACCACCAAATCGCCTTGCTCAAGCTCGATTAACGCACCCGCATCGTTTCGGCCAGGAGCGGTTGACGTTACCCTGGTCGTCGTATCACCAGCTGCCGTGAACTCGTCGGTTTCAAATATCCCAACTGGAGTCATTGCATACAACGATTGCGCAGTCGCACCAGCGGTGGCACTAAACGACCGCAGCACAGGAACCAAGATTCCCTGTGCCGGACAAACCTCGACAATGTTAGTGCCGACCGTTTCGGTATGCCTGCCAGTTGTGTAGAACACGAATCAACTGTAGTACTCGTTGCTTTGGTCGATCCATTCAAATGATGCGTAGTTCAATACGCCAGCGTTCGTTGCATTGTCTACAGCAACAAGCAAAGGCATGTTGACTCCGGTCTTGGAATGCTCCTTGCCCTGTTGACGATGAACGCCTCCCTGAATCATCAGGTTGTCGAAGTCAACTTGGGTACTCGCTTTGAGCGGAATCTGAACTGAGTTCAAGCCGCCAAGCTCGTAGAACGCCCAAACCCTCGCACCAATGTCAACCATTCTGGTTGTTGCTGCGACTGTGACGACCGAACCACTGATGGAACTGACTTCTCGGATTTCAATGTCACCGTAGCGTGTTTCGTAAGCGATCCAATCGCTTGCGGCAAGCGTTTCAAACTCGCCAGCGGTGGTTGTGCCAGGATCGGCTTTCGCAAGCTCAATCGTTGTATCGCCCGCAGCAGCAAACTCAGCTACGGTCGTCACTCCACGGCAGGACATGACATACGCATTATGCTCGGTCGCACCAGCGGTGTAGCTCAAGCCACGCAGCACCGGAATATGCCCTGCAACAGCAGGAGCAATCGTTGTGATTTCAGTGCCAGCGGAAGCGGTCTGACGACCAGTTGTGTAATACGGCATTTTCCTTACTCCTTATAGTGATCGCTATGATCAAGAACAATCTTCAGCGGTAGCTACGAGTACCGTGTAATGTGAATCGACAAAGATGTATCGGTCGCCACCGATGTCACCTGCAAAAATGTTAAAGACTTCGTGCGTTAACTCCGTTCCGTCATCTCTCCTAATTTCCTCAAGCTTGCCCGACACAGGATTAATGAAATGGGGAACGCAATCGGCTTTACCTGGATCGTCTTGCACTCGCCCTGGAATACCCTCCGCTGGAGTTTTGTAGATAAAGCCTTGCGTCTCCAACTCATACGGTCGCACATTATATGAATCACCAGTCGGTCCACGACCACGATCTGCATGTGTTACACCTGTGCTTTCAATCCACCTTATCAGATGCTCGATATGCGATCTTTTTGCAAATGAATATCCAGCCACTAGACAAGCCTTAAAAAATCATTGAAATCAACATCCTGATAGATATGATACGCAATGTAATCGGGTGGACCTTCTTGCTCCGCTCGCTTCTCACCCGTGCTCGTAATATACCCAGAATTTGCCTTACCAGCTATTTCTGACTGAAACGCTTTTAGCTTTCTGTCAGGATCATTTGGTGGTCCCGACCAATATTGAGTGTCAAATAAACCACGAACTTCCATCCATCCGAACCTTTCCTGCCCCGCTGGAAGTCGTGAGTCTGGATGCAAATCAATCGTGTAGGTCACCATTGCTGCATCTGTATTGCCTGCAAGCAATTCAACGCTAACATCTGATGCCTCCACATCCTGAATCAACCACATCCCAGTATCTTGGCTGTTCCATGGCACGCTGTTAACACGAAACTTTCGCTCTATCATTTCTTCGTATGTGATGTTGTCTTCGTACTGAGTGTATTTAAGCCGAAAGGTTGGAATTCTTTCCAAGACTGGCGTTGTCCACCAGTTACCAGTTGGAGTTCGTGTTGTGTCCTTAAGCAACAACGGAGGTCTTGTAAACTTTTCATAATACAGAACCTCCTCCGTTTCCCCTAACGAAACGGATTGAACTGGATCGATCTCTTCAATGGTTTCCGGTATAGCAATCGGTGCGTTTTCTGCTTCTGTGCTGCCACCAGCACCGGAACCACCACCTCTTGCTGGAGGAGTCGAGAACTTTGCTTTGACCGTCCAGCGACTTAGTTTCTTAGGATTCTGCTGTGCAGTCTTATCCCTGCAAACAACGTAAGGCAGTATCTTGGTTCCTGTCGAATAGGTGGTCTTGCCGACAATTGGAATTCCAGTTGCGTTAAGAACATCGTAGGCAGAATGCGTAGCGATATCTGCTCCAGTGACATCCACGCAATAATCCTGATGCCACTGCGCATTTACACCAACATTGTTATCGCCACTAGACGAAAACGTCATTCTTTGACTGCGACCTTGTGATACTACAAATGGCATTTGTGCGAACTTACAATGCTTGAGGGATAAATGACGAGATTGCTTCTGGCAAAAGCGAAATGCCAGTATTTATCATATTAAGTTCCGCTTGCTGTTCAGCGTGTCGTCTTTCCTCCAGTTTTTCTGCTGATGAAGCATTTTTTGTGGAGATGCGTCTAAGCATTTCAAACTCTTCTTTGCTGTTTTTACCTGCGACCGCTGCACTTTCTTTTTCTGCCTCAACGATTTCATCTACTTGGCTAGCTAAATACTCTTTCGTAATTCTTTCTCGCTCTTGGGCAGCAACTTCGGGCGTAATCATGCCTTGTCGTTCTAACCGTGCAATTTCCGCCTGTTCTCTTCCTGCTCTAGTTAGCGGGTCTTCGTATTGCCTCATAAGTCTGTCCGCAGTACGTTGATCAGCTCTGAGTGCTGACTCATCTTCTCGCTGACGCCTTTCTGCATCTTTCATTTCCTGCTTCAGGCGGGCGTTTTCTTGTTGGAGTTTTTCTAACTCATCTGAATGCGTCGTTTCACCAGTTGCGGCAAGCTCTTCTTCTCGCATTCTCCTTAACTCGACTGCGTCTGCACCGTCTCGCAGTTCTTCGTTTTCCTTTTTAAGAGCAGCAATCCTGTCAGCAATCGATTGTTGAATTGCTTCTGATCTTCGAGTTTGGGCTTCATGTGCTGCGTCTTCCCTTCTTTCTCTTTCAGCTGCCTCGTCACGTCTCCATCGATCTTCGTTCATTGGCTGTTCTTGGCGTTCACCTCTTGTGATTGGAATCATTCCATACCATTCAGTTTGCGAACCGGTCGATTTCAATTTCGCTTCCGGCTCTTCGCCACGCACAAAAACCATAACACTCCATTTTGGTATGGAATCGTAGACTTGCTTGAACTCCCTCCAGATGTCCAAAAGCGTTTTAGTGTTATTTGCGGCCTGTGAAATTTGATTGGCAAGATCCCCTGATGCCTCCGCAGCACCTTGCAGTATAGTCGCACCAAGTTCCTTTAGTTGACCCATTGCAACTTGCCATTTTCCTGACGCAGTCAGTTCTGCGACATTTTCTAACTGCTTGTAAAACCTTCCTCCTTTGCTAGTTGCACTATCCATGGCATTTTGGACATCCTCAATCGAAATCTTGCCTTCTGCCATTGCAACTCGCAATTCCAGCATGCTTCTCCCGGTAGTCCGAGAAATTTCTGCTAGCGGGTTAAATCCCGACTCTATCAATTGCCGCAACTCTTGCCCTTGCAATCTTCCCGCAGCAGACACTTGCCCAAACGCAAGAGACAGACGCTGCATTCGTTCAGTATCACCTCCAGCAATGTCCCCAAGTTGCTTTAATCGCATCGTCACTTCATGTGCAGCGACTCCGTACTGAAGCAATGTCCTCGTCGATTGAAGTGATACCTCCAGCGAAAGAGAGGTTTCTGCGGCAATCTCCCGCAAGTCTCTCATTAAATTCTGTGCCGTGCCGAGAGAACCTGTAAATATACGAAATTGCAGTTGTGCTTTTTCAATGTCCATTGCCATCTTCCATGACTCAGTAACAGCTTGCAGAGCCCTAAACCCAACCGTCATTAGGCCCATGTTTTTCAATACCGGACCAAGACCTCCACCTAGCATCGCAGCAATGCCTCCACCTCCATTCGCAACGCCTCTATTCGCCCGAATCGAAGTCAATTCTCGTCGCAACCTTCTAATTGCCTGTGCGTATTCTCTCGCACTGATAGATCCGGCTCTAAGTGCATCTCGCAAATCTCTTTGCTGCTGAACATTTCTCCGCTGCGCACTCATACCACGTTGCAACAAAGCCTGCCCTGCTTGCCTTGCCCTAAAGTTTTCTTGCTCCGCTTGAGTTTCCTGCCTTATTGCATGGGCACGATGCTTCTGAACTTTATCAAAAAACGCCTGCCCCTTTTGCAGTTGCCTCTTCCTTTGATCCTCCATGATTTGGCTGTTGTACTTGACGTCAGCTAGGTACTTCTTGTTTGCAGCGGTTTTGTGCTGATTTACACGATCAAAAAATGCCTGACCCTTCTGAAGCTGTGTCTTTCTCACATCCTCCATGACCTTGCTATTTTGCTTAACATCGGCCAAGTATTTTTTATCAGCGTTCGCCTTGCGCAACTGGATGTGGTCAAAGAACGCCTGCCCCTTTTGCAGTTGCCTCTTCCTTTGATCCTCCATGACCTGGCTGTTGTACTTGACATCAGCTAGGTACTTCTTATCCGCAGCCGCTTTGTCTTTCAGTGCTTGCTGTTCTGCTCTGTCAGATGCTTCCTTCTGTTGTCTTGCATCACGCTCTGCATTTCTTACTTTCCTAATGTTTAGCAGTTCTTCTGCTCTAGCACTTCTTGCACTGTCTATCCCCTCTTGAAATGCCAGCGAGATCCTTTCGTTTTGCGTTAGTCTCTGTTGCTCCGCAACAGAAAGTTTCTCGCCTGCTGCTGCTCTTTCGCGAAGAACATCTGCCTCAAAATCTAACTGCTGTGCGAAACGCCTAGAAGCGACCAATGCTTCTCGCGACTGTAAAGCCAGCTGACCGTATGACGCAGCAACGACTTTCATTTGGTCGCCGTCTGCACGCGCTAACCTAGTTAGCTTGTCAAACTGCGGGACAAGTTTGCTAAGTCCTTTGCCTGCTAGATCTGCAGACAAAATCCGCAGTTCCTGCAACTCACGACTGGTCAACTTCATGCCTGCCACAGCTTGCCTGTGGTCGAACATGATACGAAACCACATGTCGCCTTGCTGTGCCATGACTTTTACCTTTGACCCGACATGAGTTGGTTTAATGCTTGATTTGGAGAAACGCCCTTGCGGGTGCTGCTCATTTCATCGCTTTCAAGTGAATAGTAGGCAAACCATTGATCGACGACCACAGATGGTGCTGAGTTGTACCACGCAATCGGATCGTCGATCCCCAGGTCTTTGCAAAGCATAAAAATGAACCTTAATCGACTACTGCGTTTAAGGACTTTCTTAAACCTGCCTATTCGCCCTTTTTTTTGACAGAATCACCATCGTTGTTAAATGCTTGGACTGCTGAAATCAGTGGATTTAGCATTGCACCATCCAACGCACTTACAACGCTAACGTCCTCTGCCGAAAACATTGGCGTGCTTTCATCAATCATTACTTGGTCGATGATCATGTATACATTTCGCAATGCAAACTTTTCCTCGACCAAGTTGCCGTTGTCGTCAAACCATGTGCTTGATCGTAAATCAATTTTCGCACGGTCTAGACTTCTAATGCCAACGGTTCCCAACCCTGGCACATCAACTTCCTCGTATCTCGCCTTCGCTTTATTGAGCAGTTGCTCACGAGTGAGTGTAGTTGTCATGTTTACTCAAAATCCTCCAATAAATCAGGTTCTTCGTTTTCTGTGTCTTGCAATTCAGCTGGTTGCACTGAACCCAATGCTTCCCCAAAGTGCCAAGAAACGTGCGTTTCGATTTCTGCTCTTTGTTCATCTGTAAACCGTAGATGAAGAAGCAGTTTACAATTTTTTGGGACACTGTCGCCATGCCTGGGAATGAACCCTGCATGCACACCATCCACGCGCACCCTCCACAGGCTTGGCCGCACTTCACGGCGCGAATCTGCTGCAGAGGTTGCGATAAATTCTTCAATGTCAACTTTCATTATGCTGCTTCTGCTGTGAAAGCTGGCTCAGTATCTTCGCCGTTAAGCTTAAAGACAAAAGATGCCTCCTGCAACTCACCGTTCTGCAACGTGGGCAATTGCACTTCGCGAATATACCCATCGGCAACGAAAGTTGCATTCGTTGTGTTACCGCTTGTATGAATCGGCCAAGTAATTGTAATGACCTCTGGCACACCGCGCGCAAGCAACGTGTCGCTGTCCTGATTAAACAAAAAATTGACAGTGATTTCGCCAGCGTCTGTTAGGTCGCTTGCCTGAAACGTCTTGAAATTAGTGGTATCTAAACAAGAAGTTTCTAAATCTTCCACAGCAAAGTTTGGTAGCTCTACCGACGTAATGCATGTGCTAACTGTCGAGACAGACAATGCAACGGTAGCACCATTTCCAGTTCCAGCCATGACTCAACTCCTTATGAAGTGGTCGTCGTGTAAAAAACGTAAAACTCAAGAATGGTGATATACCATCGTTGATCGGTTCCTGAGAGCGGTCGATCTACAGCATGCCGCTCTCCATCTTGCAGCGAAATCTCATGGATAAACTGTCCAGAGTTGTCGCCCTCGTGTTTTTTTTCTAACGCCAACCTAACGGCATCAGCTAATTCTACAGATGCGGCTCTTGTGTTTGCGTAACAATCTACTTGCATTCTTGCTCTAGCAATTGCAGCGATATGCACCAAACACTCAGTTGGCAATGTGTCTATGATTAAATACCGTATCGCTGGCAGCGTTGCCTGCTGTGGCAAAGCATCGCTATACATGCGCGTTCCTACTAAGCCTGACACAGTTGCATCGGCTAAAGTAATGGATCGTATTGTTTTGCTAATGTCTGGCATTTAACGTTTCCCAAACATCACTTCTTTCATCGCACGCTTCACTGCACGCTTCATTAAATTGTTTATTGGTCGAGAAGCTGATGTTTTTGCTGGCCTCCAAAATGGATGCTCTGGCACTTTTTGGCCTTCTATAGGAGTTCCATAGATAACCATTTTGTGACCGTATTCAACCGACACAGCGTATTGGCGCACTAACGCAAACTTTTTACCGTCTGCATGAATGTCAACAACTTTGCCGAACGTGTACTTTGTGTTTCTTGCTGCCTTAGTTCTGATCGCGTCTTCCAAGTCAATGTCGGTTTTTTTACCCCAGCGATCACGACCTTCTGCTTTCAAACGCTTAATGTTGTTTTTTGCTTTGTAAGTGAAAACCTCTGCTGCTTCGTTCAAAGCTTTTTTTGTAATTTTCTCTCGCAGCAATGGTGGTGCAGCCTCTAAAGTTTTCTCAATATCCTTAATTAAATTATCGGAAAACGTAAATTTGACGGTTTTGCTTGCCATCAAACCTCTCTCCTGCATTCGACTCGCGTTTCCTTGCTATCGCCGTCCATGTCGTATACTGCGACAATCCCATATTCGACGTTGTTAATCGTCACCTTCATGTCGGTCGTGATGCCTGACGAGCCCTGGTACTCACCAAACAGAACGTGCGTCGTCTGTGCAGAAACCTGCTTGCCACGCAGCACCTCCCCACCAGTAGTCGTCAGCAACTCGCAAGGCCAAGAGGTAATCACGTTATCCCAGTCACTAGGTGTGGTGTAGGTCGGATTGCCGTGATCGTCTTGCGTCCCATCATGCTGTGAAAAAGTTGCACGATGGCGACGACGACCAATTGCACCACGATATCGAGTTCTCATGGGTACGCAGAGTCCTGTACGGTTCGCCACAATCTGTCGTATGCCATGCTCCAGTCCCGATCTGGAACGTCGCCTCGGTCGTAGAACCACGATCCAACCTGAACCAGTATCAGATGCTTCAAAATCGAAGGAACCTGATCCGCAGTTCCAAAACCAGCATTGAACTGGATTGTGCATCCACCGTGCTGCTCTGTGATCGTCGGCCAAGACTGGTTGTACTTGAGGTAAACAAACGGCATGCGGCTCGTATCAACACCATAGACATCCGTCCCAAGCGTTTGCTGCGAGTTATCTGCATCGTAATAACTGATGCTCGATACGCTCGACACAGGTCGCTTGGGGATCTTAATCTTGTCGAAATCTGGGAATGCATCAAACGAAAGCGTGTACGTCTGCGTCATCAGAACATACGAGGTTTCGTTTTCAATCCTCTGCCTCGCCGCTGCGATGTACCTTGTTAGCTTTGCGTCGTGAGTTGTGTCGCTTGCCAGAAGTTCGCAGTGGTCTTTCGCTTGCGTCACCGTCACCGGTTCGCTTGCTGGACCGCTTACTCTGTTTACCTTCGGAGCGAACAGGTAATCTCTTCTCGCCATATTCTGCGACTCCTAGATCCTCGACGAGCTTGCGCCCTTCTTCGTCCGACACGCATAGGACATGGCCAGCTTTGATGCGTGACCATGTCCGAATCATTTTTACCAGCATGATTAAACACGCAGGACGGTTTCGCCACCCATGGCGGATGACGTAACTGCGGCAACTGCACCTTTGCTCAGGATCGCAATAGCCGAAGCAAAAGAGCCTGCGGCTCCGTCCCCGGCGGTAGCAACGAGATCAAAGAACCGCTTCTGACCACGCAGATCGACCTGGAAGATAACCAAGTTGTTATCGTCCGTAGCACTTGGAAGCGCTGCGGCAGTGCCATCGATGTCAGTATCGCCGTCTGCATCCAATCCAGCGACATCGGCAAAACCCGATCCAGTGGTATCGGAGGACTGCATCTTGAGTGCTGCCATCGCAATGTCGGTCGCACCCAGGTTAAAGACCACGGTGAGGTAGTCCCAGTCGAGCGTGTCGATTTCGTTCGTGGTCCACGAAGCGTTGTCAACAATGGCAACCGGAGCAATCACCTGGACGTATTTTGCAACTTGCAAATCGTTCATGTTATGAATCCCAAAGGGAGGAGTTTGTGGAAACAACCCGCACCCGAAGGTGCGGGCTCTTGATTGGCTGTTGACTAGCTAGCGGCAGTCTTCAGGGCAACGATTGGGCGAGTGCGGATCGTGTCGCCACGCTCATGCACGTTGATTGCAACACGCTCGGTACATTTGATACCAATCATGTCGTTCTCAAAGTAACGATCAACCGATACCTGAGTGCGAACCGCACGGCGAGTTCCGACAGTTGCGGCAAGCGACAGGTCGCCAAAGTATGCACAGATGGTGCTAGTGCTTGGGCTATTGGTCATCACTTGCGTGAACACGACGGGATAACCGAACAGCATCGGTTGACCAAGGCCGTTGGATGCTTCAGCACCCGAAGAACCGCCCTGTGCCAACTGAGTTCGCACGACTGCTTCCCAGTACACTTGCTTGTGCATGAACCAGACGTTGTTGCTGCCAGAATACTCAGGCAAGATTGCCGCAGTGTTCTGGAAGTCTGCCAGGTCCAAGGTTGCGCTCGACACGTTGCCCGATGCAGCGTCGTTGACTGCATTGGAGTTCAATGCCGAAACCAGACCAGTCACTCCACCGTAAGTTGATGTGCCGGTTCCATTGAAACCTGCTTCATCAATCTTATCGGCCATAGCATAAGCCATGCTGCGAGTCACCATCTCACCGATGTCCACGACGCTATCTTCGTCGAGTTCACTTGAGACTTTGGTCAAGCATGCGAGCTTCTTCGCAATCAGTTCCGCACCACCGAGGTCGGCATCCGACTCAGTGATCGCAACATTCTCACCAACCCAGTAAGCGGTCTGGTCGTTGATGTCACGGGGCACGAACAGCGAATCGCTTGCCATCGGGTAATTTCGGGCGTACCGACTGAATACACCACGCTCTTCACGCAGGCGAATCAGCGTCCGCTGCATTTCCTCGGGAACCAAGAATCCACCTTTTGGATCTTGACCTTCGACCTGTGCATTTCGCAGGCCGAGTCCGAGGTCATTGCAGAATTGCGTTGCCTTGTGATTGCCAAATACATTGGCGAGGATCACGTTACCTGCGACATAAGCATCACGCTCGTTGTCGTAGGCTTGCAGTTTTCGGGACGATTTCGCACGCACAGGAACGCTGAAGTTGTTCTGGATTTCTCCAGACTCCGAACCGATCTGAATATCGCCAGCATCCACTTTCGCCTGCAATTTGATTGCTTGCTTGGCTTTTGCTTCGAGGTCTTCCCGCTTTTCAGCCCGCACCAAATCATTCGATTCCAGTGCATCGGCCAAATCAACGAGTTGGTCGAAAGACGACTGCTCGTCATCCGTCAGATCCCGATCTTCCGCTTTGGCAACGTCCACAATTGCTTGTGCTTTGATACGCTGCTCCGAGATTTGATCTCGGATTTTTTGAGAATTCTTAAGCATTATTGCTCTCCGTCGTAACCGGAAGAGCAGCAAGATAACGTCCGCTGCTCCGTCCGATGGTACTGAGTTAATACAAAACAGTAACACCAGACCGGCAAGCCGAAACGCTAATGAGTGAGTCGGAAAAGCCAATCAAATGTTGTTGGAACTCTATTTTCAGCAAATCACCGCTTACTTGTCAAGCGAATTCTCCGCTCGCAGTGATTGCGCCGTGGAAATGCCGCTGCGGAAACCACGGGTTTTTGCGTTGCAGCTGCAATATTCTGCGTGCTTTTGCTTGAGCCGACTTCGATAATTCGGTCCACCAGTCCAGACTCAAGTGCTTCCTGAGCCGAATAGTAGGTATCGGTTTCCATCACCTCGAGGTAATGCTTGTCGTCCCGTCCTGACCTTCTGGAATAAATTCCAGCGATATCCGCTGCCACCCGATCAAGCAAATCTGCGACTCCTCGGAATTCCTTCGCATCGCCCAGGGCGACCGTCCACGGGTTGTGGATCATCATCATCGAGTTTTCGTGGATAGCGATGTCATCCGCTGCCATGGCGATAACCGATGCAATGCTCGCCGCTAGTGCATCGACGACGATGGTGACCTTGCCATCGTAATGTGCGAGTTGGTTGTAAATGCTCAACCCCTCAAAGACATCTCCACCATCGCTCTTGAGCGAAATCGTGATGTCCTGACCGTCCATTTGGCCGAGGATATCAATCAGGTCACGGTCGGAAATACCCTCTTCGATGTACGATCCAATTTCACCGTACATTTGGATCGTGCCGGTTTCGTAGTTTGATTTAAGCATCGCATTGCTCCAGTAATACTTCGTCCGCAAGCTTGTCCGCAAGCGAGGGCCAATCTTTGACGACCTCGGCAACCGCTGCCAAAAGTCCCTCCTGGTTGACGCTGCCAGCAACCTCAAGCAGGTTTTCTCGTAAATTGCAGACGCACCGTGATGCTACGTCTGGAGATCCGCCAAATTCCTCGACCGCTCTGGCAAATGTCTTGTTCCACTTGCCGTCTTCGCCGTAGTAGTCATCTAGCCAATTCATGAAGTTCTTGTTTCGGCCAGCAGCGTCTTTTGCGTGGTTGGCTGTTACACCCAGCAGATGCTTCATTCTTGCCGTCACAGCGAGCTTGTTACTGTTCTCGATTGCGATTGCCTCTTCTGCATCATCCGAGTCGTTGTCGCTGCTCTCGGGCTCGCTGGGAGTCCCTGGAGTGATTGCTGGGTTAAAGAACTCGTCTCCATCCTCATACGGATTAAGACCGATTCGCTCTCTCGCCTCGTTGGGTGAAATGATTCTTGAATTGATTGCCAACGCACAGGATTCAATGGTGGTCTTGTAGTCGGACCTGAGCAATTCCGCAGTATCGAATTTGCAGAACATGCTTCGCTGCGCACGTTGCCCAAGCAGTTTCCATTGCGATTCCTGCTCCCACTTCTTGAGCCACTTGTTAAGGCAGTTGCTCAAATAGGCAAGGTTCTTTTCATACTGGCTGTTGTAGCTGACCGAAGCATCATCACCGAGAATCGATTCGAGCAAGAACATCAATGCCATGTCCTGCCTCTGGAATTGCCGCTGTGCAATGAACTCTGCGTCTTGTGCCGACAGGTTCAGCGTTGTCGCTTTCATTCCCTCACGCATCAGTGCAGCACGACCCATGTTGTCGAGCCCTTCGTGATACTCGTTGAATTCCTCCATGAACTCTTGGCGATCCTGATCTCCTCGGAAGGTTCCTGGCGTTGCCTCAAGAATAACACCGGGGCGACCTCCGTTCTTGAAGATTCGGCTTGCGGCCCGCTGACCCGCTACACCAAGACCAATAGCATCTCTCGCAACGGAAATCAGGGATCTTCCAGAAATGCCGTCGTAACCAAGACCAGGGATGTGGAGCGTATCCTCATCAGGAATGCGGTAGTAACTGCCTTCTCGGCTTGCACCCGCACTGATGTTAACCTGCATCGTTCGATCATCATCATGGCAGTGGACGATGTGCCACTTCTTACCATCGACAAGGCATGTGTAGGTGCAACTGGGGAGAAGAGGAATTAACTCGACGGCAACGCCACCTCGCCGCACAATCGCCGCTCGACCGTTGCCGCAAAGCAGTGCGTGAACCATCATCTGTTCTTTGAACACCACTGGAGTCTGGTATTCGTTTGGACGAAGATTCAGCAATTGCTGTGCGGGATGGGATTCCGCAACCTCGCTGCCTCGATCCAACCTGCGGCGCACATTCAATGGCAACTGTGCGACATGCCCCGATATCTTGCTGACCGCATACCAAACCGGAGGAAGACCGAGTGCGGTATTGATATCTACCTGGACTCCAGACTCCGATTCCGGTCCACCACGAAACCATTCCACCAACCACTGCTGCGGAGAGGTGAGACTGCTGGTTACGTTCTTCAGTAACTTACGCATCGGATCATCCTAGAAATACAAGTTCTTGCCAGCGTACCGTCCCGGTGCGACCATGGCTCGCCAAAGAGCCATAATCACTGCCACGACTGGGTCAATTTTGTCGCTCGAATCACGCTTTGTCAGCATCCAGTGATCCTGCCTGTCCTGCACTGCCATAGCGTTTCCAATGCACCAACGTAACAACCGATTGCCATCATGGGTAACTCGACCTTCCTCGATTGCCTGACGAAACTCACTTAGCGGTTCGTGGTAGTAGGAAGTGGTCTGAGGAAACGGGGCATTGGGAACACCTGCTCGGCGCAGGCATTCGCTCAACTGCTGTGCCTGTGCTGGGTCAAACGCAATGTCCCGCACCCAATATTCTCGACACGCAGAAATGAAATCTTCGGACAGGTCACTGACGGGATAGGGAGATTTCTTCAACAGGTCATTGTGTATCCACTCGCAAAACGGTTGCCTCGTCAGATCCCGTGAGGTTTCATCGGAGATGTACGACTGCGATCTAATTTCGTATCGGTAGGTTGGCGTTTCATCGTTCTCCGTTCCCTCAACAGGGAACCTGGCGACAACGGCCCATGCTGCAAGGTCATTTCTGCCTCCAAGGTCACATCCGCCGCCAGTTGCCTCTGCGTATTGCCAATCGGATAACTCCCCAGCGCATTTGTCCCACTTCTCAATGTCGAATGCACTTTCGACCGAGGACACTAATCGATTGCCGTGATACCGAGTAAATCGGTTCAGTGCGATTTTGCTTGTCTTTGCTGGGATTGCTTGCTGACGAAGGTAGTCCAGCTTCAGGGAGACATGCAGATTTGGGTTCGCCTTAACCCAGCAGGCTTCATCGAGTGGGTCGTCTCCCTCGTCGATTTCGTAATGCACCGCAAACAGCGAGTCGTCTCGGACATCACCCGCTGCCACGCTCTTTGCATGCTTGTACTCTTCAATCCATATCAAGCTTTTGTCATCCCCAGCAGTCGTCACCACCAACTTCATTGGCTGAAGTCTTGAGCCGGAGCCCGTCACCATCGTGTCGTAGAACTTTTGATGTCGGTTTGGTGACCAAGCGTGGAGTTCGTCCATGACGCAGAGCGAGGGGTTCAATCCGTCGTAGCTTTTATCGCTTCCTACTGTCCTGATCGATCCAGAGTTATGCGTGAACGTAATTTGCTTGTTGATTGTTTTTGACACTTGCTCGATGTGCGGCGAGCGATGTCTCATCCGCTCGATTTCCTTGTAGATCACCTGTGCCTGCTCACGCTTCGTCGCACTCAGGATGACTTCCGCTACCGACTCAATTCCTTGCGTGGACGGGTTGATGTCGAGTGCAGCAAATCGGATTGCGATTCCTGCGGCCCATGTACTGTTGTGTGTTAGGACGTAGTTGCCTGTCATATACAGACCACCTTCGACCTCTACGCACTTAGTTCTATCCTGCCGAACATACTCGACCCTAACAATCTTTCTTGTTCCGTCCTTTTTCTTCTTTCGCACCCTCTTGGCTTTGCGGGGAAGTCGGAATGGCATTACGTTTGATGGTGGAAAGAACATGATCCGCTGCCTTTCACCAACGATCTTTCCATTGAGTTTCATGTCGCTCGTCTTGCACTTGGCATAGATGCCTAGCGATGCCAACAGGCGTTTCACATCGGTCGCAAGACGACCCTTCTTTTGCGTGAACTCGCACTGCCCTGCTTTGCTAATCGACCCATCAGTGTCCATTAAGCCTTGAAGCAGTTCGATACGTTGTTCGACTGATGCTGTGAAGTAGATTTCTGGAATGTGTTTATTGCCGAGGACGCTAAGACTCCTAGCCGCTGGTTTCCATCCAAGCATCGAGACTGACCTAACCTCTGGACCCTTTCCTCCGCTGGATACCATTCGAGTCTCAAAGTCATCAATGTTATCAAGCAACGAGCCTAAGTCGTCACGGTGGCAAACAATTCTCTGCCCGTTCGATTCGCCATCACCAAGCCAAGCACCGAGAGTGTAAGGATTAATCGGCAATTCTTTATGCTGACCCTGCACCACTGCGTTAGGGATGCGAAACTTTGCACCTTTGCTGTCTGTTAGAGATTGCTTTGCCAACCATTTTGTCTCAACCGTTTCTTCACTGAACCAGATTCTCGGCTTCTCTCCTCGCCCGCCTTTCTTGCGTTTCTTTAGGTAGGTCCATTCGTGATTGCCATCGCATTCGACAACTTCTCCATCGGAGAACTCGACTTGGTAGACTGGTCGATCCTCCCAAATCTCGCTCGTAGCAAGCACTCTGACAGGCTCGCCGTCTCTTCCGATTAGGTAATCACCTTCCTCGACCTCGCCCATTGTGGTCGTTCCTGTGGGCGTAGGGAGGACAGAATCGAGAGCCTGAGCCTTGCCGTTTTTTCTTCCCACTGATACATACGCCTGGCGAAACCGTCTTGCACCGTCACAATCTCGTTTCCAACCAAACATGCATCCTGTGATCCACGCTTGCCAAGGTTCCATGTGGAACGGTTGACCAACGTAATCTCCGATGCTGTGGTTGAGCATCAACGGAAAGAAGTCAATTGCAGCTGCAGCATGCTTCTCACTGAAGTGATACGGAAAGTCCTGAGTGGACTGACGACCGAGGTCTTTTACATGACGAGCGACCGCATCCTTTACAAACTTGCATGCAACAATCTCACCAGACGTAACTGCGTCGATGTAAGATTGCATGTTTGTTAGGGATGCAGTGGCAATCAACTCGTTAACCTCGCTACAAGATGATCCATTGGATTCTCTTCTTCGTCGCCTTTCATGCTAACGAGCTTTGACCGTGATGCTGGAGTCAGTCCAAATTCCGGTCGAAGTCGATTCATTTGCTCCAAGAACTTGTGCAAATCCGTCATCCTCGGGTTTCGCTTTGTACCGTCCTTCGCTTCTACCACCATTCCTTCTTTTTCGACTTCTCGCCTGCATTGCATATATCCTGCGTATGCCGTGCAGTAGGCTACCATCTGCTCTCGACAGTCCGAGGACATGATCCCCATTGTCCTGAGATCATCGGTGAGTTCGTTCCACTTCTGCATTTCGTCGTCGCCAAAATAGTCTGGCGCATCTGGACATCGCCCGTTTGCCTTGGGAGCGTTTTTGTTTTCCCTTTGGGGATCGTGGGAATACGTTCCCTGCAGTTTGTGGATTTCTGGTGCGAGCCTTGGTCTAGCCATCTTTCTCTCCGTATCGATGCACTTTTTTGCCGTGCCGCTTGTCGTGGCAGTCGCAGCACAGCGGTACTAGGTTTTTCCTTGCGAGGCGCAGGTGCGGCGCAGCGGAAATCGGTCGAATATGATGCACCTCCTGTGCTGGTCGAATTCGACCTCTCCGTTTGCAATCGACGCAGAGCGGTTCGTCGGCAAGCACCTTCAATCTGACGTTCCTCCATTGTCGATCATATCTTGGTGAAGCGTCCATTTTTGGTTTAGACGCACAGCGACCGCAGGTTCCTGTAACAATATCTCCGCATGTTCTGCAAAATCTTACCCTAGCCATCCTTCAACTCCTGACGAAGCTGACAACGCACTTGTGATACACGCAATGATGTCCACCGTATCCCCGACCGCCATCGTGAAGATGCCTGGGTCGGTTCGCAATGTGACTGTCTTGGTCGCACCGTCATAATCCTCGATTACACCAAGTGCCTTCTGTTCGCTTGTTACGCTATCTGTGATGACGATTGCCAATCCGTTGTAAGCGTCGTCGTCACTTGAGCCTGCTGTCAGAGTAAACGACGTTTGGCTTGCCAAGGTTGCAATGGTCGTGTTCTGGATTACCAACGCACTTCCTGCACTCGCCCACGCTGCGTCACCACGATTGCGAATTGCCTCAAGACTGTCTGTTCCGGTTGCAAACGTCGAACCTGCGATGTCCGCCAGGTTGTTCGCAATATCCGAACCACCACCAAGATCGGTCATCGTTCCGATTGCGTTGATAATCGTCGTTTGGTTTGCAGCGGTTGCGTCACCACCGCTCGCTGCGGTATCGAGAATCAGGTCAAGTCTTCCACCGTCTGCCCAATCGGTTTGCAGTTCGTTCGTGTCAACGAGGACTGCATCGACGTTGGTATCGACCGTATCGACCTTCCCTTCGATGGTGGTCAGGGTTGCTGGTAATGTCGTTCCTGTATCGACCAAGATGGCAGCGATTTCAGTCGCAATCTCGCCAAACGATCCAGCAGTCGTATGTGCTGACTGTAGCTCATCCCAAACCGCATCAGCAATTACAGCAGCAGAAGGACCACCACCACCACCACCAACATCGTCCACAGTATTTGATGTCGCAGCGTCAGCGTTCTCAAAGAACGTATCGAAGTTTCCAGCGATTCGCCCTCCCGTGGTTTCCGTCAAGACGCCACCGAGATAACCACCCACTGTGATGTAGCCTGTCGATGCCGTGATTGCGAGGTCGCCAAAGTTCGCCGGTGCAGATGCCGCAAGCAAAGCGTTGTCGGTTCCTCGCATATCTGTATTCGTCGTGACCGTATCGCATAACTGAATGTCAGTTCCCGATAGATCGACTGCCGTGGTTGGATTCTCGACGTTCGCCCAGTCGATTCCAACCGCTCCACCGCTCGTTACGTCGATGTGGTAATCCGCTGCGGTTGTCGGCTTGAGCGACTTCTCAGCGAGGACATAAACCTTGTCGGTCGCTGCCATCGTGAACACGCCTGGATCTTCCAGTAGCGTGACCGTCTTGGTGCTGCCGGTGTAATCGTCAACGATTCCGACTGCCTTCTGCGTACTGGTCGCAGCGTCCTCGATGACAATCGTGCATCCGTTATACGCATCGTCGTCTGTCGAACCTGCGGTCAGAGTGAAGCTGACCTGGGTCGCTAACGTGGCGATAGTCGTGTCAACCATCAGCAAGCGGTCGCTTCCTCCCGCTCCCGTCACCCAAGCACTATCGCCTCTATCCCTAATTGCTTCCAGGGAATCGGTTGTCGTTGAGAAAGTCGCTCCTGCCATGTCTGCCAGGTTGTTGGCGATGTCCGCTCCTCCACCAAGGTCGGTCATTGTGCCAACGGAAGTGACCAGCGAATCGACATTCGTATCGACCGTAGCAAGCTCCGTTGTGATGTCGCCTTCGATCCCCGTTTCGGTGACGGTTGGCGAACCTGTCAGGTTGTTGGTCAACGCCTTGTAGATTCCTCGGATCTCTACCGAAGCGTCTGCACCGTTGAGCGTAATCGTGCCGAAGATACCATCGAGCGTAACAACATCGCCTGCGGCTAAATTGTTAAGAGTAATTCCACCTCGCCAATCTCGGAGTTCTAGCGTTGTTGCACCAACTGCTGCACCCATATCAATCGTTGGCGATGACGCACCCGCAACGCCGGACTGACATCGAACAAGGTTGTAATCGCCTGCCGAAAGAACCGTTAAGGTTCCATTAAAATCGCAGTTGTGATAATCGCTGGGTCCGATAGTGGCATTTCCAATAGCACAATCAAACCAATGCGAGTCCGTTCCAGCGGATATCCCAGACACTGACGCATGCGTAAATGTTGAGCCAGAAATTGTCTGACCACCGAGAGCAAGCGTAAATTCCGAACCAAGGAAAAACTGATTCGCTTGTGTTGCAGCAAGAGTGATGCTACCGTTCGGAGCGACCTGAAACCGACTTAGCCCGATTGCCGCTGCGATCGTATTAGCGTCCGCAATCGAATCGACTGGATTATCTGACGTTCCGTTTTCGTAGCTGACTGTCCCTGCTGTTCCGTTGATCGTGTCAATCCACACAAATCCGCCGTAAGCACCGCCAAGTTCTTGGAGGTTTCGCAGTCGCCTACCAGCAGAGTTCGTCACATTGTGCGTTGCTCCGCTTAGCACTTCGTCCCAAACATCGTCTACAAGCTGTGCCGATGTTGCCGTGCCAGCGAGCAAAACTCCATCCGTTCCAGTGTCGGTCAGGATTGCGGACACGTTTGTTGAGATATCGGTCAATGCACCAGAGTTTGGTAGAGCATCCGTCACCACTTTGATCGCATCGACCACCGTATCAACGGTCGTGACATTGGCCGATATTGTGTTTACCGTGCCGTTCATCGTGTCGATGTCGAGTCCACCCGCATCACTAATCACCAGACCACCAGCAGCATCGGCAGCGGCGTTTGGCAGTGGGTTCGTCGTTGCCAACGCTACATCATTCCACTCGCTGACGTTTACTCGAATGTCGCCCGCTTCCTCTGGGAATAGCGTGACAACATACGGAATTGCATCTGTGTTCGTGACCGTAACTTTCAAAACAACATTGTCGTTGTTCATCTCGGCAGCGGTCAGGTCAATGTAGCCGCAACCGCTATTGGTAGCGATTTCGGTCGCTTCGTTGGTGGCATCTGCCATCGTGCCACCGTCTTGCGAGATTTCTGAAT